TTCCTTCCCGGCATTGTTCTCTGGGGCATTGGCATTGGCATTGGCATTTTACTTTCCTCCCTTTTCTACTTTTTCTTTTAGCATCAACTCTGCTGCCCGTTTCTTTGCTTCTTCCTTCCGCTTGATCTCGTCCCCGTAGTCGGCTTCCCACCTGCGGGCAATTTCTGGGTGATTACTCCACATGAAACGTCTTTGTTTTTCACTTTCGAATGGCATAATGTTTTTCCAAATGACAACGAACGCATAAAACCTCAAGATTCCCCATTGAATTATCCCTCCCTAATCCCTCCCCCCGTTTCGCAAAATCTTTATGATGAACCCAGATTAGTCCCGGATATTTCTTCCCATCATATCCACATCCCTCACAAATCAATCCCCTAATCCTTAAAGCATTTTCCCGATAAGAACTTTGACCGTTTTTATAATTACTTGTTTCTTTCCCATACTTTTTCCACACCTTTTTTCTGTTTTTATCCGAACATTCACGAGAACAATAAATTAAGCAGCCTTTCGCTTGATTTCTCTTAATCCAACTGGGATTTCTCAAAAAATCATTTCCGCAAACAGGACATTTTAATTTAACTTTTTCCCCCTTTGAACGTCCCATTTAATACGATCTCCCGGCTTTCAGCCGTTCCTTTACGTCCTTTTTGATCTCCTCGGTTTCCTTCTCCTCGTCTTTTTCTTTATCCTCGGCTTCAACCGCTTTCTTTGAAACGCCGATCTTTTGGATCTCGATATCGTATTGGCCTTCTTCGCCCTTCTGCCCTTTCACACTACGGATCGAATATCCCCGGACCTCATACTCCACCGATAAAATCCCTTTATCGCCTGGCTCTTTTCCCTTCAACTCCGGCAACTGTTTAGTTGAGAGATATAGCGTCGGATAATGTTTGTTTTCTAGCGCTTCCACCGCCGTAACCTCCGATCTTGTTTCCCCAACATCCTTCATCTTTTCCATTTCATTCCCTCCTTGTCTGCCTTAATCAATTTGAGCTTGTTATCGGAACCCCAAACACTTTCGGGAAGCTATACATCACCGCGTTAAAATCTACGACCACCTTGTTTTCCAGGGTCGGGATCGTTACCAGGACCCGATCCGCGATCGCGTAATGGCATAACGGGCAATCTTTATGCGCTCCCTGCTCGTAAACCGTTCCGCAACTCACACAGCGGACGATGATCTTTTTCATTGTGGTCCTCCGGGACCTCCGGGGACTGGTCCTCCGGGCTTTGGCCCGCCTGGGCGTAGCCCAGGTCCTCCAGGACCGGCCGGCTGCTCCGGGGGCGCGATAAGGTTCTGGTGCGCTGCTCTATGCTGATCGAATAATTGCTTGATATTCGCGGGGAATTGCAGATAATCCGGCTCTTTCATGGCCGCTTCGTGGGTTTTTAGGTGGACCACATGATCCTGATAGGGGAACACTTGCTGCTCGACGCCCTTCTTCATCCCTTCATTTTCCGCGCCAGCCTGGGAGCGATCGGCCGCTTCTTCCTCGAACATTTCGTCAATGTTCCCCATTTCCAGCATTTTCAGCGTCCGCTTATTCGTGTTCGGGTCATTCTTTGGTCCCAGGACGCCGAGTTTGTAGAGGTCGAGGACAAATGCCTGCTTCGCTGCCAATGTCCGCGGCATGGACGACCCAGCTTCCACTACCACCCGGGATCCCTTCCCGACCGTTCCCTTTTGGATCACATTCCCGGGTTCGTCCTTTTTCTCGGTCTTATATTCAAACTCTCCAACCTCTCCATTCCCGCTCACGATCTGCAATTTCCGATCTTCCAAATAATTCTGCGCGGCGATCGAGAGCATCATATTCCCGGCGATCTCAAGCGCTCGCTCATATTGCCGGACGACATCGCCGATCGTGGTATCGTCCGCCTCTTGCAAGTAATTGATCGCAATGCCAGCCGATACACCAGGCGGGATCTGCCCGCGGCTCACTTCGTGCTGGCTGGTAACGGCGGAAAAATCACGCTGGTAAATCTCGCCCAATCCTGCAATAACATAGTTCGGGATCGATGGCGGGACCATCCATTCCGGTTTATGTCCCTGTGTGGTCGTCGGGTCCCATTCCACGTTCTCCCCAGGTTCGGACGTGATATTGTCCACTCCGCAGCCGGTCGGCTTGAGAAATTTAGGCTTTGAACATAGCCGCTCACTCTCCCGCACATGAGAGATCAATTCGTTCTTTGCCTTCTGAATGGGGATCTCGTCCTCTATCCCTGACCTCCCCCACACTCTGCCGGGAACCTTGATATCATAGAGCGGGACAAAGGGGACAAATTCTTCTTCCGTTCCCAGCCAGACATAGGGGATATCTACGCTTTCAAGCAGCACTTTGTTTGCGCTGACGATCTTCTGACCTTTAGGGAAGCGGGAGCAGGGATAGATCCAAAGCTCTTTAACGATCGCGGATTTCTCCGACTTGTCCTGGGTAGACATTCCACCCTCATCGCCACCGCCGACCATCCCCTGGATTTTCTGCCAGAAGCCGGAAGCAACCGTCGTTTCCTTCTCGGCCACGACCTCTTTGCCCTTCTCCGGGTAACGCGCCTGGATATATTCCAGGGTCCTGACCTTGTAATGCATGATCCGGCGGACGTCTTTCCACTTGCGCGCGTCCGGGGGATCGAATACGATCTCGAATGGGCTGCAAGCCTCAAGCTGGACTTCTCCATCGCGCCAGCTGATCTCCGTCCCGTCCTCGGCCTGTTTACTTCGTTCCGTCCCGATCGTGGGATCCCAATAGGGTTTTAAGAAGCCGATCCCGCATGACATGGCGTATTGCTTCCACTCGTTAAGTTCGTTCTCCATTTGGATCACCGGACTGGACCACCAGTATTCAATCATCTTGTTCGCTTCCCGGGTTTCGGTTTCGCCCTCCGGCCCTTCCTGGCCGGACGATATAAAGAGCGTCGGCCGGTTCTTATTGAGCTTTGCCATCTTCTTCCTGAACGCCGGCATGATATCGTTCGACACATGGCGCACTCTCCACTCCGGGACCTTCGGCTCATAGAGTTTCTTCAAGCGGTTTGACCAGCGCACCCATTGCTGGCCCAGGAGAAAAGAGAGATTGAGATACCATTGTCGCTCGTAAACATACTTCCCGGCGACCAGGCCGTAAACCTCATCGACTTCTTTGATAAAGTCCTCGTCCTTCATTTCAGCCACCGGTTTCCCCAGCACGTCGTCTTTCTTCTTGTCGCCGCCAAATAACGACTGGACCACGTTACCTGCTTCTTCTAAAAATGCCATTTATGCTCCTTATTCCGCTTAATCTTTTTAAGTTCTTTAGCCAACCCATGACCGTTACTTTCTCTTTTGGTTTGCCTTCGCCGATCCCGTTGCTCTTAGCAACCGGGCCTGCAAGTGGAACGGGCGGCGTTCTTCTCTGATAAATCGCTTCTCGTTTCGCTTGATACACTGCCTGGCTGCGCTCTCTTGCTTCTGGCGTTGTCATTTATTCTTCCTCTTTCTCCGCAACTTCTCCCAGCCGCTTCATCTCCGCTTCGTATTCTTCCCGATCGGACATCGATACCGGCGCTTTCGTAGCCGGCGCCTTTGAGATCGCCATATATTCCGCCAGGCTCTTTGACATCAACCGGTCCATAAGTTTTGCAATGATCTGTTGATTGACCCATTCACGGTAAAGGATAAAAGCGATCAGTAAAGCCAGCCCTGCTATTGTCATGCTTCCGCGTCCTCCCTTTTCTTGCCGATCTCCGCGATCCGCTTCATGGTTCTGCCTTGCATTTTGTCGGTCGGTTCGGGCTCCGGCGGTCGTTTAGCCGGCTGGAATTGTGAAGATACCAGGTAGCGCAAGGCGTCGCAATTAGCGACTAAAATGCCGTTAGCGTAAAATTGATGGGAATTTTCTACTGTGAGATTATAAACAGGGGCAGAATAATTAAGCGGTCTTACGCCTACGACGAAGGGCCGTTGCTCGACAATTAAGGTGGCAATACCTCGAACGAGTCGGGAAAGGTGTCTGATAATCTTTCCCGCACACCAAACATTTCTTGGTATAATATCTTTTTTTGTTCCACGATAACCGGCCAATTCGTCTATGTTCTTTTCTTCCCTTTGCTGATCTATGCCACTTGACCGTAAGTGGCCGGATCTTCGCAAGATGTCTTTCTGATTTTCTTCGGAAATATTCGTTTTCAAAGTTTCTTGTGGCATGGATTGAAAGATGTTTGCCCTCTGCAATAAGCTCAAGATTGGATAAATCGTTGTTTTTAGGATTGAAGTCTTTATGGTGGACATGAAAGCCATCAGGCACTTTGCCATGAGGATGTTCCCAAACTGCAACGTGCAGGCGTTTCCTCCCATTGGTGCACCCGCCAGCTGGGGAATAATAAAATCCGTCCCAATGGTAGGATAATCCGTTAAACGTAATGCTTCCTTCTGAATACTTATTTGCCATACCCTTATTTTATCACCATAACTAAGAGTGTCAAGCGGTTTCTTTCCGTTATCTGTAAATATTTTATGATCTGCGGTTGACCTTAATCTTTTGCCATCGGACAATATTAACTCCCATATTGGTTTAATTCCCGTCATTGCCTTATCAACAACAATGCCCTCGGACGTTCTGTCACCAATATTTATCTTTTCTATTTTCCTGTCGTTCTCCCCCGCCATTTTTACAAGCGTCTCCCCAACAAGACAAGCATGGTCCTCAACCTTGAGCGGTTCCTCCGGGTTCTCCGAATCCTGGGCGCGCTTCTCTTTCCAGCGGTAGTTCTCAAGTTCCCGGATCGTGTTCTCACAGCGGGAGAAGATAAACAGCTTGCGCTTGACCAGCATTTGCTTGACCAGGTTGATCCCGGCAATCACCGCGTTCGGCGCGCAGGCCAGGCCGATCCCGTTATTCGCGAATTCCTGCTGGATAGAGTAACGGATCCCACCCTTCACCTGGTCCAGGGCTTTGCACTTCGGGTCGATCACGCCGCGGATCGTTTCATCTTTGCCTGCATTGCCGCGCAGCAGCTTCATCTTGTCCTTGGTATTCCTGGAATGAACATCAACCGGGGTATCATTCTGGTAAATCTCGTCAGCGATGTAGAGATTGTCGTCGTAGTCAATCGCGCCAAATAGGATCGCAGTTGGGTTGGTCAATCCCCAATCCAATCCAATCTTGATATTCCAGCCTTCAGGAATAGCAAAGGGATCGACCACATGGATCTCTTTGCGAAATTCCCGGTAAATAGCGCCGGAATGATAGAGGAAATTGCACTCCATCTCTTGCGCGTATTCGTCCGGGGACATTTCCAGCTTCATCGCGGCCAGTTCGTCCGCCGGGATCACACCGGTCGAGGAAGCCGGGTAGATATGCTTCCGATCGGTTGACATAAAATCGTCGTAAGCGTGGTTTTTGCCTTTAGGGGTCAGCAGTTTATCGGACCAACCCTTCTTGTCCGCCAGGGCCGGGCGTAGGATCTCGGTAAATATCTCCGGCTTCTGCATTGACCACTCGTCCAGGACCGCGCCATCAAGCCCTACGCCGCGCAAGCTGTCCGGGTAGTCCGCGCCTTTAAGCTCGATCACCGAATTGGTTTTGAGCTCTATCCGTAGCTCGGTTTCGCTTTTGTCTTTGACGATCTCAAGCGGCCGGAGATAATCCTCTGCCATTCCCCAGGCGATCATCTTTGCCTGCTTGTAGGTGGGAGCGATAAAAAAATATCTACCGCCGGGATTCTCAAGTCCGCGCAGCGCCAGTTTCTTGATCCCGTAGCTGGTCTTTCCCCAGCGCCGGTGCGCCACGATCGTCTTATGCCTGGTCTGGTCCTCCATGACCGGGCGCGTGTGCTTTGCCAGGATAAGATCAGGCATATTTCACCATGACTTCAAGCGGGCCACCATCCGCCCCAGTTATCTCTTGCTTATCTCTCCACCCAGCGATGTTCTTCATGGTGAAAATTGAAAATGCTGCGGAATACAAACTCATCGATCCGTTTATGCGGATCCTTTTTTCTTCGAGCTCTTTAGCGACCTTTAAGGCGTTCCCGAATTCTTCATACTTTTCCGCCCATTGATTGAGGGTTTTACGATAAGATAAAAGAGATAGTCCGATCTTCTCTGCAAAGTCTGAAAGGAATAACGGGGGGTTGGCTTCCAGTTCTGTTACCTCTTTGGTTGATCCGTCCTTGTAGGTGATGGTTATGTCTTTAGCGAAATAGGCAGGCTCATTGAAAAACTTAACGATCATTTCCGCATATTGCGAATGATAGGAGTCCGGCCTCCCAACCTTCTTTTTCTTTTTGGTCATATCGTTACCTTCGCCCCGGCGGACGCGGCTGGGTAAGCAAAACAATTATTGCCGAAATAAATACCAGCATTAGCAGATAGCACGACTCGCTCATCGATTGATTTCTCCAGTCCAGCGAATAGCCCCACGCTGGGTTTGCCGGATCTTCCGGGGTTAAGCGCGATCCCAACCCGCGCCCTGGCATACTTTGGCAAGGTAAGCCCGGGAGTTTGGACGATCCCTCCTGCCAGGATCATTGCGGAAGTTTCGCCATTTATGTTCTGTGCGCCGGCTTCGATAAAGATGTCCGGGGTTGAGTAGCCGATCAGGGGATAGTCATTCACAAAGCCGAGGGTCAGGCCGTAAACAGGATTGATCTCTTTGGTTTCCTTCATCACGATCGTCCGCTCGATGGTCTTTTCCGGTTCGGGGTTTGTCAGTAGCGCCTGGTGAATTGGGCGTAGCCCAGGCCCATCAACGAAAGCTCCGCCCCATGATGGCGCGGCTGCCATAAGGACCAGGAAGATCGCGAAATACTTGCTCATTGTCCCCATACCGTATAAAAGGCACGGGGATCATCATAAGTCGGCGGGGTTGAAAACCTCATCGAGCGGGATCGCTTTACTGGTAAGGGAAAGCTCGTTAAAAATAAATCTGCGCATTGAGCATTTTGCGCGCTTAATTAGGTAGTTAAGTCGATGGGGTCTTTTCTTGGTTGTGTGGGTCATTTTGATCGCAATGACACCCTCTGCGATCAAGTCCCGGTGGTCAATCTGCGCATGATACCGGCAAAGTCGGAGCGCTACGCCGCGGAGCTTCGGCTCTAATTGCGGCCATATTCGGCGTAGGCGGTCGGCCCTCATTTTATAATTTTCCTCTCCATCCCCGGTCGCAGTATCGCCCGCCGGATCTCCATCCGTTCCTCGACCAGTTCCCGGAGTTGCGCTTCTTTCTCTTTGCGCCAGTCCTGCTCCTGGACGGCCTTCCGATCACGGGCGATACTGACTGCCAAATAGAATAAATCTATACCCAAAACTTCCACCATATGCGTTTGTAACAAGGGCAGGCTCCGTCTTTATTAAAAGAAAAATCATGAGTATTTGCCCACGTTTTCTCTCCATTCACCGGATCTATCCGGAAAATCACGTCCCGGACACAAAGCCTGGTTGGTGGCGGCCAGAAATTCTTGCCACAATATTTACAATTCGCGCAAATATTAAACATCTTCTTCCACCTTGCACAACACATCACTTTGCGAAAGGATTAGCGTTGCCTCGGAGATCCGGTCCATGTTCACTCCCACAAAGCGCGGGAATAAAACCTTGTCCCCGGCTTTGAGCTCGATCTCCTGGCGCTTTACGCCAACCCCGTCCTCGATCCATTTGCCATTGCCGACCGCCAGGACCTCTCCGGTAAATATCTTCTTCGCTTTGGTCGGGGCCAATAGGATCCCGGAGCGTGTCGTTTCTTCCGGGGCTTCTGGTTTTACTAAAATTCGATCCCCGATCAACCTTACGTTTTCCATTTTATTTCACCACCCCTCGTAAGCCTTTAATCTTCGCCTCATACTGCTGCGCCTGGTTATTTAACGCCTGCTGCGCCTGTGCCAGCGTAACGTATTGCGCGCGCAGGACCAGGGCATTGTTCACCCGGTCGTAGGTCCAGCCGATCACGACCAGGACGAGCGCGACAATGATGATCGTTCTCTTGAAGGACAAATACCAATTCGGATATTCTTCTCCCATTTTATTCACCTCCTTTCTTCGTGAATTCGTTCACAATGTCATGCTTCTCCTACTTTAATTTCTACCCGTGGGTTATTTCTATCAAAGCCAACACAACAAGTCCAATTAGCGATCTGCCGATCATTCTTTATGACTCCGGCAAATTCCAGCGCGTCGAAGATGGTAGCCATCTGGTTATGTCCGTCCTTGCGCCGGTCCTTCTGCCAGATCATAAGCTCAACCAAAACCATCCCTTCTATCTTTTTTTTATGCCGGGCGGGCACTTGCTTGGCGAAGTCAGCCTTGTATTTTCTTACAGCATCATCTTTGTGATAGAAGGCGCCGGATCTGGACCGGCGCAGCGTATTTTTCATGCTGGGAATGTCGCCCAGGATCGTTAGTGAGATCATTTCTTCTTCTCCTTTTTCTTTACTTCGGTAATGAGGACTTTGACATCAACCACAATCACATCTTCTTCTTTAGGCATTTTTAATCTCCTGTTCAAATAGGATGATAAGTTTATCAGCAAGTTCAAATACTTCTGGCTCTAACCCGACTATAAAGCCATCTATCTCTCCTAATTTTGGGCCATAGGTGATTATCTTTGTCTGTAGTTTGTTACGAACGGCGACGGCATTTAATAATTTAATCCCACTTGCCAATATATTTATTATCTTGTTTCTCAAATCTTTATCCAGGGGATAATATTTCTCGACCATTCTTTTATGCCCTTCTTTGGCTTCTTCGAGTGTGGCATATCTTTTTATATCAATATCGTGGCCGTCGCCCTTTTTTGGGAAAACCATTGTTTCAAATATTAGTGGCCCTCCCATACCAAAACTGTGATCAAGTCCGAGGTAAACCGTTGAAACAAATTTCCCGTTAGGCAATGTTTCTTGTTTGATTATTCTTTCTTTCTTCCCAAACAATACTACCCATTCCTGCATATCTATCGGATTTCCTTGCATGTCGTAATACTCACCCATTTTTACCGCCTCCCTTTGATCGCTCGCCCTTCCCTTTTGGCTGGGGTCATTGGACCGCCTGGAAGCCCTTCCAGGGCCATACAGATCAGCAAGGTTATGTTTTTTAGGAGTATTGGGTATATTCCCGCTCATATTCGTTCCCCTACGCTGGAAAGCATTTGCTTGATCTCCGGAGGCATTGAAGATCTTGGCTCATTAAGCTTCAAGCTTCCCGCAAACATTCTCATCCTTCTGGTCTTTGCCTGCTCTATTGCCTCGGCGTATATATCCGCGAAATCAATCCGGTTAAATAGCGGGACCCGGATAACCTTTCTGGTGGCTGCGATAAAATCCTCAAGGTCATAATGGCCGGCTTGGATATCCTCGATCGCGCACTCCTCCCACACGCCGATCGTTCCCCCATCGAGTTTTATGTTTTTAGCCAGGGACATCTTTGTTATGGCCTTGGCAAAGATCAAACCATTTTCTTTATTCAGCCTATTCCCTTCCTTGCATGAAGCGCTCAAGCTCTGATTCGCTGATCCCGGATCGTTTTCCATCTTCATCTACCCCCTCCAATATTTCATTCCACCGACTCGATAGCTTCCCGATCGTAAAGTCGGCCATGCCGCGCTTTGTGAACCAGGCCGCCTTATTCTTGCAACTCACGAAAAAAACCCGGGCGCGGGAACAAACCTCGGTCGGCCCAAAATCTTTAAGAAGCTTCGCAATTAGGATAAAATCCTTCCCCCCAACTTTGAACGCCTTTCCGGTTTCGGATTGGTAGAGCTTTGACCAGTTATAAACAAACTCCGCTTGCGGAGTTCCGGCTTTAGCCGGAATTTCGGGTGTTCCATCCCCATTCCCTTTTTCTCTACCTCCTATTCCATCCCCATTCCCTTTTCCATCCCCATTGCCCATCCCCATCCCCATTCCCATCCCCATCCCCATCCCCATTCCCTCTTTTTTTATTCGTCGCCTAACCGTTAAAGACTGTTTCTTAACCGTTAAAGGGATTGGAGGCGGTGGGGGTATAAGGCTTTTTTTCTCAGTATGGTGCGGTTTTTGATGTTTATCCCAGCTAATTATTTGTATGTATTTTTCGCCTCCAACCTCATACCTTTGAATAAAAGGTCGGCCAGACCCATTTTTAGGTTTTGCTAACAAGTCGAGCAGTTTTTCCACATCAACCTGATCGTAAGGCATTATTTCTACCTTGATCCTTTCCGAGCGATCCTCTAATCGCCCTTCCTTATCAGCCCAACACCATAAACCCGAAAACAAAATCCTTGCCTCAAAAGGCAATTCCTTTAGATGTTCATCTTTGAAAAAGTCGGGCTTAAGATACCTGATTCTGGCCATTCTTAGCCCTCCTTCGATTATGAAGAATCCCACACAAATAAATGATAAAATCCGAATCGGCGTCCAATTTGGCTTTCATTTTGAAGCCTTCCTTTCCGGCTTAAATCCGGTGGTTTAACTATTTAACCGGCGGGGCTGGCTGGTTGTAACCTCCACCCCGCCGGCCTTTACTTCGCCCAGGCGCAACCGCGAAAAGCAGCGCCGGGGATCACTTAAAACGGACTATCTTCTTTTCCCAATACCCGGCCGGAGTCAAAATCATCTTTGGGCGGCTCGATCCGGGACCTCAATCTTTTAACCTTTTCCCGCGTTTCGCCCTTGTATTCGTCATGGTAAACCTCGGCAATGGCCTTTTTACCGAGCACATCATCGATCAGGTCCACTTCCGTATCCGTATCAAAACC